AATTTATGTCAAATCGCTCGAAAAGGCTCGCGCCGAAAAACGGATCTCAAACGACATTCTGTGGTTCAAGGAACTGCCGGTCTACACAAGCTGGGATGTGGGCGCTCCGCTCAACCAGAAGGTGTGGATTTGGCAGATGGTCGGCGACCGCATCAACTATCTGGAATCCCTCTCCGGGTCCGATGAATGCAAGACCCCAGCGGATTGGGCGGCACGACTCAAGGAGCGTCAATACGGTTACGGTGGGCATTACATCCCGCATGACGCCGCAGCGGAGGTCGGCGGACTCTGGCAGGAGGCGCTTGGCCGCAGCGGACTGACCGGCGTCTGCCCTGTGCCTCGGCAGATCAGCGTTTGGGATGGGATCAATCTCGCGAACGATGCGTTCCCTCGCATTCACATCAACGAGGCCGGTTGCGCGGATGGCATCGAGGCGCTCGACGCCTACCATTCCAAAGAGGAGCGCGATGGCGTCACCATCAAGGATGTGCCGGTGCATGATTGGTCATCTCATTTCGCCGATGCGTTCAGCCTTTCGCACCAGGCTATAAAAAAAGGCATGGTCATCGACCGCTCCGCGATCCCTCGAAAGGCCGAGCGGCACGAAGCGATCCGAGTGACAGCAGGATTCCGAGGCGGTGGATTCGGAAAGGTGCGGCGGTGAAACGCGAACTCGAAATCCAAATCCTCGACCTGTATCGGCGCTACCCGCAGCCGCGATGTTTCGCCGAGGAGGTCGAACTCACCGCATGGAATGGCGTGGTCATCAACACCGAGGACTTCTTCATGCTCGCTCGCCCGGTGGACATTCACGACCCCGAGGAACGCTGGCGCGATGCCGCTCACGCATACCACAGGTTGTGCCAGAACTGCTGGCTGATCACTATATATAGTGGTATCAGTCAAAATAACCCTTGCAACTTTGCCCCGTATCGTCTCCCCTACATCGCATGGAGTCGGCGAGACCGCCCGCTCCGAGTTTACGAAACCCAAAAACTCCAAAAGCGATGCGACTTACTGACCACGAAATCAACCCTATCCTCTCACCCTGCCTAGCGTGGTTCGGAGGAGGCGGACGCAAAGGCCCGAGCAAACAAGAGAAGCAGGCTGCACAGCAGCAGCAAACCGACATGAGGACGCAGGCCACCCAGCAAGCCGCAGCCCAAAAAAGCCTTCAAGAAGAGAGCGCCAAGCAAGCCGAAGCGCAACGAGTAGCACAGCAACAGCAAATGGAACTGCTGGAAAAACAACGAGCCGAAGCTGCCGCTGCCCAGCAATTTCAAATCGAGGAAATGAGACGCCAAGGGGCGATGAATTCCCCAGCACCAGCCGCAAACATTGATGCAGGCGATCCTGCCGGGGATACCGCAAAAGAAGCCCTTCGCAGAAAAGGGATGCGGAAATCCATTCTCGCCGGGGAAAGCTCGCAGGCTCCCATGACGACCGGCTACTCAACCCTCGGTTGATTCAGTTTTGACTGATACCAAATGACCGGAAAAAATCCCGAACTCGCCGACAAGGTTTTGCAGCGCCATGCGGAACTAGTGCATCAGCGGGCCACATGGGAATCTCTCTGGGAGGACATCGCGAAGTATGTGATGCCCCGCAAGGCGACGATGTTCACGCAGACGACCTCGCCCACCACCGAAGACGAGGCGCAACTTTTCGACGCCACCGCCGTGCGGGCAAACATGATTCTGGCCAATGGTCAACTCAGTTGGATGACGCCGCTCGAAAGCCGGTGGTTTTCGCTGGAGCCACCGAAGGCGATGGAGAGCGAGGACGAGATCGAGCAGTGGTTCAAGCGTTGCACCGAGGTCATGCAGGCCGAACTCAGCCGGTCCAACTTTTACACGGAGATTCACGAACTCTATCTCGACCGGGGTGCGTTTGGCACGGCGGCGATCTTGGTTGAAGGCGGGAAGAACAATTCTCTTAACTTCACCAAGCTCGACCTCGGCAGCTTCGCGATCTCGGAAGACGACGAAGGCTATGTGGACACGCTTTCCCGCGAGTATGAGATGACCGCACGGCAGGCCGCACTCAAGTTCGGCGTGGAGAACCTCACCGACTCGATGAAGAAGGAACTGGAGAAGCCCAACTCCAACCGCAAGTTTTCCTGCGTCCACTTGATCGCCCCTCGCGGCCCGGGCGAGATTGAACAAGGCAAGCGAGACGCTGAGAACAAGCCCTACGCCTCGGTCTATGTGGACAAGGCGAGCAAGCATGTCTTCCTGTCCTCTGGCTTCGATGAGCAACCGTTCTTCGTGACGAGATATTTAAAATGGAAGAATTCCGAATGCTACGGCTACTCGCCATCGTGGACCGCACTACCAGAGTGCAAGCAGCTTAATTTTCTCGAAAAGCAACTCGACTCCCTCGCTGAGATTCATGCGTTCCCTCGCATTCTGATCCCTGCTGGATTCGATGGCGACATCGACCTCCGCGCCGGGGGTGTGACCTATTTCGATCCGAACAATCCAAACGCAACTCCACGGGAATGGGGAACCAACGGGAGATACGACATCGGCGTCGAGCGGGCCGAGCAGAAACGCAAGGCGATCAACGAAGCCTTCCATGTGGACTTGTTCCAAATGTTCGCGCAGTTGCAAAAACAGATGACCGCCCGCGAAGTCGCCGAGCGAGCCAGCGAGAAGCTCATCCAATTTTCACCGACCTTTGCGCGTCTCACGACCGAGCTATTCAATCCGCTCCTTCGCCGGGTCTTTGCGATCCTCGCCCGCGCTGGCAAGTTCCCTCCCCCACCCCAACAACTCACGATGGTCGGTTACATCCCCGAGCCGGATGTCGCCTACAACTCCCGAATCGCCCTCGCGATCAAGAGTCTCGAAAACGCTGCCTTCATCCGAACCAGCGAGATGCTTCTGCCCTATGTGCAGATCAAGCCCGACATGCTCGATAATTTCGACTTCGATGAAATCTGCCGCGACATGGCCCGCAACGATGGTCTTCCCGCCCGCTGGCTCATGGAGGAGGAAATGGTCGCGCAGCAACGAGCCGCCCGCGCCCAAGCTCAACAGCAGGCCATGCAGGCCGAGCAAATGGAGCGCACCGCAAGCGCACTTGGTAAGGCCGGTGCGGTGAAGCAGGACTCGATGCTTGCCGGGATGCTCCCCGGCATGATGGGACAAGCGTGATGGCTCCCGAGGACAAAGCCGCCGCCCTTCGGCGCGAGCGCGAGCGCCAGAAGGTCACCAACGCCTACCATCGTGTGTTCAGCACCAAGGAAGGCCAAGCGGTCATCGCCGACCTCAAGGCGCAGTTCGCCACCGAAAGCCAAGTCTTCCTGCCTGGTTACGATTTCAACCCTGTGGTCGCCGCCCTTCGCGATGGCCAGCGCGGTGTCGTCCTTCACATCGAATCGGTCCTCCGCAGGCCGGTCATCGCAGACGGCGACATCGAAGCCCCCAAACGAAAGGTTAAAAAATGAGCAAAAAAACCGAACCCAAAAAAGACATCCCGCCCGCACCCGAAATGGAGCAGATGCTCGGCGACAAGACCCCTGCCTATGTCGAATGGATGCGCGATTACCACCCGCAGGAATTCGCGATCCGCTACGCCGGACGCCGCACCCATCTCGGTTACCACCCGCATCAAAACTGACGAGCAGTTTTGACTGATACCATTTATGGAAGACACCATCGATACCTCCTCCGAGCAGAGTCTGCTCGACACAGGAGCCGACAGCACCAACACCGCAGCGCCCGCCGCTTCGGAGACGACCACCACCACCACGCAACCCTCAACCAGCTGGGTGAATCCAGACGGCACCTTCGGAGAAGGATGGACTAACAACCTCCCCGAGGATTCCGCCGCCTACAAAGACACGCTCGCGAAATACAAGAGCGTGCCCGACATGGCGAAGGCGCTCGCGAATGCGAATGCGCTGATCGGGAAAAAGCTCGGCGTCCCCAACGAAAAATCCTCGCCCGAGGAGGTCGCCGCTTTCCGCCGTGCGATGGGCGTTCCCGAGTCGCTGGAGGAATACAAGTTCGCTCCCGAGGCACTCCCCGAGGGGATGACATGGAGCGACGACATGGCGAAGCCCTATGCCGAGATCGCTCACAAGCACGGCATCCCGCCATCGGCCATGAAGGAACTCGTCGCGCAACACGCGAAGACCGAAATGTTCAAGCTAGAGGCGATCCAAGCCACCTACGAGAAGCAACGCACCGAGGCCGTGGCGACCTTGCAAAAGGAATGGGGAAATGATTTCGGAAAGAACATCGGACTCGCCAAGCAGGCCGCGAAGATCGCCGGGGTCGATGCGAATTCCCATGGGTTCAGCGATCCTGAAGTCGTGCGTGGATTCGTTCGCATGGCGCAAATGATGAGCGAGGACAAGGTCGGTCGCTCCATGGGTGGCACGGAATTTATGACCGGCGCGGCCCGCGCCAAGGACATCATGTCGAACCCCGACAACACTTGGCACAAACGCTACATGGATGGCGACCGCGAAGCCGCTGCGCTCGTCACCTCCCTGCTCAAGCAGGGATGAAAAACTGCGGGGTAGTGAAAAGGTATCACACCAGTTTCATAATCTGGAATTCCGAGTTCGACTCTCGGCCCCGCTAATTTTTGACTGATACCACGGAGTGTGCTACACACTCCTTCGTCAGAGCAGACACCTCCTCGTTGAGCCTGCTCCCTAATACCCGCCGCCGCTGACCCCAATTGGGACACTCGGAAAAGCGAAGGGAGCAAATGAACCATCAGTTTCGACTGATACCAACTCAACCCAATTCAAGGAGAAAAAAATGCCCAATCTAAACGGAGTTCTGACGAACATCCCCGACCACTTCACCACCCAGTTCGATAGCAACTGGAAACACCTCGTTCAGCAGAAAAATTCCAAGCTGAAAGAATATGTGACCCTCGATTCCATCGAAGGAAAAGAGAAGTCCTACAACCAACTCGACGCAACCTCGATGACCCAGATCACGGATCGCTCACGCGACACCCGCATCTCTGATCAAGCGATGGCCAAGCGTTGGATTCGCCCGCTCAACTACGACTGCGCCAAACTCGTTGACGAGTTCGACGAGCAGTTCCTCGGCGAAGTTGTTCTTCCGACCAGCCCAATCATCCAATCGCACGGCGCAGCCTATGCCCGCACCTGCGACAAGATCATCATCGACGCTCTCGGCGGCACTGCCTTCACCGGCGCGACTGGCACAACGGCCACCGTCCTGCCAGCAGGCCAGAAGATCGCAGTTGGTTATGTCGAGTCCGGCGCAGTCGCCAACTCCGGCCTCACCATCGCCAAACTCCGCGCAGCGAAGTTCCTTTTCGACAGCAACGAGGTTGACGAGGAAGAAGAGCGCATCATTGTGGTCTCAGCCAAGCAGCTTCAAGACCTGCTCCGTGACGATAAAATCACAAGCGCCGACTACAACACGGTTCGCGCCTTGGTGGACGGAAACTTGAACACCTTCATGGGTTTCAAATTCCGCCGCTCCCAGCAGTTGCCGCTGGCTACCGATATCCGCTCCTGCTTCGCGTATGTGAAGAGTGGCGTGATTCTCGCCGAGCGTGGTCTCAAGACCCACATGGACATCCGCACCGACCTCTCGCACTCCCTTCAAATCCGTTCCGTGGCCAGCCTCGCTGCCGTGCGTATGGAAGAGAAAAAAGTCGTCGAGATCGCCTGCGACGAAGTCCTCTAAGTTCCCGCACCCCGCTGGCAGACCGGGAAATGTCTGCCGCCCACTTTTTCAATCTGTGATCTGACCACTGCTCAATGACAGACATCCAAATCTGCAACCTCGCCCTCGCCCGCCTCGGTGATTCCCGCATCACCGCACTCACGGACGCGACCGCGCAGGCGCAGTATTGCAGTTTGTTCTACACGCAGACGGTCGAGGAACTCCAAGCCGAGTTCGATTGGCAATTCTGCCGCAAGCAGGTTTCCCTCACCAGCGGCACGGCCCCGCTCACCGGCTACTCCGTTCAATACACTCTGCCCACTGACTTCATCCGGGCGATCCGCCTTGGCAATATCGACGCCAGCGAAAATTTCGGCACTTGGGAAATCGTTGGAACCAATCTCCACACGAACCTTACCTCTCCGGTCGCGCTCGACTACATCGCCAATATCACGACGACCACCTCGTTCCCGGCGATCTTCACCGAACTTCTTTCGATCAAACTCGCCGCCGTCCTCGCTATGCCGCTCACCGGCAGCAAGGACTTATTTGCCCAACTCGCCGAGGTCTACGGCGCGACATTGCAAAAGCCCGCATTCCTTCACGCCACCGAGCGCAGCGGCAGGCAGCGCACAAGCAACGCAATCTCGACGCAAGCCGACATTGTTCGCCTTGCAATCCTCAAGACCGGCACCGCCGATGGTTACAAACCCGGCGGTCAACCGGCGATCCTTGGGAATTCGTTCTACGACCAATCCCGCGACGAACTCCTTTCGGAATTCG